GATTCCGGGCGCTAAATCTGGGCGCGCGATTATCGCGACGCAGCAGCAGGGCGAAATCGCGACGTTCAACTTCCAGGACAACATGGCGAAAGCCGTGCAGAGAACGTATGAGATTTTCCTCGACCTAATCCCGGAGATTTACGACACACCACGCGCCTTGCGTGTTTTGGGTGCCGATGGATCAGAGCGCTACGTGCAAATCAACGAGCCGATCCCTGGGCAAGTCGATCCGGTGACCGGCACACTGCAAAAATTGAATGACGTGAAGCGCGGCCGGTTCGACGTGACGATCACAGTAGGGCCGAACTTCTCCACCAAGCGGCAGGAGGCGGTCGAGGTGTATGGCGAGCTATTCTCGAATAATCAGACCCTGCAATCGGTCGCTGGGGACCTGTTCTTTAAGGCGCTTGACGCGCCGTATGCCGACGAGATTGCCGAGCGCGTAAAGGCCACGCTGCCACCACAGATTCAGCAGATGATCCAGAAAGACAAGCAAGTGCCGCCAGAAGTGGCGCAAGGCATGGCGCAGGTGCAGCAGGCGATGGCGCAGGTGCAGCAGATGGGCCAGATGGTGCAGCAATCAGCTCAGGAAGCAGAACAGAAAAAGGCAGAAGCTGAGAAGGCCGAAGCGCAAGTGAGAACTGCGATTGCAGACTTGAAAACGCAGCGAGCGCAGTTTGAGGCGCAGGTCGCAAAGGTCGAGGCCAATTTGGCGCAGCGGTCGAATGATATTCAAAGCACAGTCGGCCGAGACGCTCTTGCGAAAGAGAGGGAAGCTCTGTCAACGCAAGTGACGCAAGCTCTAGCCGGCATCAATCAATCGGTCGCCGAGTTCATGCAGAGCACGGTCGGCGTTATGGGCGAGATGCACAAGATGCAGCCGCCTACAGTAGTCGTCCCGCAGAAACCGCGCATCGTGCGCGTCGACATGGTTCGCCAGAACGGCAAAACATCGGCCGTGCCGGTCTACGAGCAGACATTGCAATAGCCGCGCCGTTCGCATAGTCTCTCGTGCGTATGCGTACCCGTCCGCTCAAGACGGGGCTTAAATTCGCCAGCGAGGCGCTTCCATGTCCACGACACAGGAGGCGCTTGCGCCTCAGTTAGATGCATCCGTAAGCCCAGCTCAGACTCAGCCGGAGGGCGTCGAGAAAGAGCCAGGAAACGCAGCAGGCCCATCCCCTGCCGCTGCCAGCAAGACCAGCGACACTATTGAGCCGGAAACCAATCGGCTCTCTGAGCGTTTTGCAGAACTGACGAGGCACAGGCGAGATGCCGAGCGAGACCGCGATCATTGGCGCGACCTCGCGATGCGGACTCTGAGTCAGAGGCCGGCAGATGGCCAGCTGCTGACTCCGCTCGCGGAGAGGGTGAAAACGCTGGCTGACTTCAATTTCGATGAAGTACAGCATCAAGCGTATATCTCGCAGCAAGCTGCGAAAGCCGCGACTGAAGCGGCCAAGCGCGAGCTGCGCGCCGAGCAAGAAGCGCAGCGCAAGCAGCGCGAGATTGCCGAGTACGCGGGCCGTGTGAAGGATTTTGCGAAGGACAAGCCGGACTTCAACGAAGTCGCGAACTACGCGCCGATTTCCGATCAGATCGCAGAAATGGTGATCCGCTCGGAGCAAGGCCCGGAGCTCGCCTACCACCTGGGCAAGAACCCGGACGTTGCGACTAGTATTTCCGCACTTCCCGCAGGCATCGCCGCCTATGAGCTTGGGATGTTGGCCGCGCGGCTGAAATTCGACCGCGAGACCGCCTCCAAAGCAAAAGCCGCGCTCAGTCAGGCCCCGCCGCCCGCGCCGAGGATCGAGGCATCTGGCGAAGCCGGAGGACGTGTGAGCACGACCGACCCGGACAGCGACAAGATGACAGACGACGAGTGGGCTAAAGCGGAACGGAAACGGCTCGCGGGCAAGAAGCTCGGGAGCAAACGATAGGAGCTGCTTAGGTGCCCAACACCCTACTGACTATTTCGCAGATCACGCGCAAAGCCGCGATGGTTCTGCATCAAAAGGCGAATTTCATCGGCTCGATGAATCGACAGTATGACGAGGAGTTCGGCAAACAAGGCCGCAAGATCGGCGACACGCTGCGCGTCAGAATGCCGAACCAGTACACGGTCCGAACGGGCTTGACGCACTCGGCGGTGGACGTGACGGAGGAAAAGGTCGACTTGCCGGTGACTACCGTCAAGGGCGTAGACATGGATTTCACATCGCAAGAGCTAACTATGTCGTTGGACGATTTCAGCGATCGGATCATCGAGCCGGCCATGTCGGTGCTCGCGGCTGCCATAGAGTCGGACGTGTACACGAACCTCTACAAGAAGGTGGCGAACCTGGTAGATGGAGACGCTGCGTCGTTTTCGTTCACGCATGTGTCGTCAGCGCGGCAGAAGCTTACTGAGAATTTGGCGCCGCCGAGCAATCGGGCGCTGATCCTGTCGCCGAACCACACCACTAAATATATGAACGACACGAAGGGACTGTTTCACTCGGCGACTCAAATCGAGAACGCCTACGAAGATGGTCAGCTCGGACTGATTCAGGGCTTCAAGGTGATGGAGAACACGCACTTTGCCGATCACACGACTGGCACGGCGGCGAAAACTACAGGCTATCTGAGCAACGGTGCCACGCAGTCAGGCGCGACGATAACGGTGGACACCGGCACTACCACGTTCTTGGTCGGAGACGTGATCACATTTGCCGGTGTGAACGCGGTTCACCCGGAGACCAAGGTGAGCACTGGCGTGCTGAAGCAGTTCGTTATCACGGCGAACGCTGGCCCCTCGGCTACGTCGCTGGCGATATCGCCGACGCTCGTTGCCAGTGGACCGACGCAGAACGCCTCGAGCACTGTGGCCGATAACTCTGCGGTCGTGAAAGTCGGCGCAGGAGCATCGGAGCTGTTGAACGGCTCGCTAGCGTTCTACCGCGATGCCTTCACGTTCGCGACGGCGGACTTGCCGCTGCCGAACGCTGGCAATGCGGAGATGGCTTACCGCGCCGTAGTGGATAACATCAGCGTATCCATCGTTCGCGGCTTCGACATCACTGACCGTTCGTTCCCGACTCGGCTAGACGTGTTGTATGGCTATGCCGCGCTGCGCCCGCAGTTGGCTTGCCGTATTCACGCGGACGGCTAGTCATGAGCGAGGGAGTCCTTGGCGGTAATGTTCGTGGGCTGTGGCTGGTTCAAGCTTCGTTTGACCCTGCCAACATCGCCACGATCACGACCGCCGAATCGACGGCCACGGTTCCGGGTCTCAAAACCACGGACTTCGTGTTTGCAAGCAAACCGACACTCACGGCTGGACTGGGAATCGCCGGGTGCAGGGTCAGCGCGGCCGATACGCTGGCTGTGACGTTTGTTAACCCTACCGCTGCCGGCGTGAACGCTGGCGCGGAAACCTGGACGTTCTTAGTAGTGCGCCCGTCCGGCCCATTGCCGACGGGGTTCTCCGACTGACGGTGCTTGTGGCGGGCTGGAAACGGCCCGCCTCCTTTTTAGGGGCGCGCGATGACTACGAACGCTCAGATCATCGAAGACTCGCTGCGCCTGATCGGCGTGATTGCCGAGACTCAACCAGCATCCGCCGAGCAGGGCTCGAATGCGTTGCGCAAGCTCAATCAGCTCATGGAGACGTGGGCAGTGGATGGCGTGGAAGTCGGCTATTTCGCGCAGACTTCAACGACAGCGACGTGCCCGATTCCGGCTTGGGCCGAGCGGGGCGTGACAGCGAGGCTTGCGAAAGCGCTGCTTGCTGACTACCCGAGTGCGCAGTTGTCGGCAGATTTGCTTGACGATGAGCAGAACGGCGTCGCGACTATACGCCGCGTCGTTCACTACCAGAACCGCGAGCCGCTCGATATGTCCCACATTGGGCTTGGCGAGGCGTGGCAGAGCACCGAGAGCTTATTCTAGCGCCTATGGCTTCGCTCAGCCTGCCGATTCACTCCTACCGATTGCGAAGCGCGCAGGCATCCACGGCGAGGATCGTTAACTGCTTCACCGAGGCTCTGCCGCAAGACGCCAAAGCGCCGATGATGCTCACACGGGCCCCTGGGCTTGCGTCGTGGGCCACGGTCGGCAATGGACCAATCGAAGGTTTGCACGCGGATCACGGGCTGCTATACGTCGTGTCCGGTGGCGATTTGTACTCTGTCACGTCGGCCGCTGCGGCGACGTTTCG